GGCGTATGATCACGTTGGTGTCAATATCTGCTGTTGTCACCTGAAACGTATGATTTGCAAGGCCGTTTACCTGTATTGCGTCTGTTACGCCGACCGCAGCAATCTGATCAAACGATTTGACGAAATAATCGCCCGGAATTTGTGCCGCGCTGCCTGTTATTTTTGGCATATTATATCACCACCAAAAAAATAAATTGGATTATGATTCCGGCTGTGATGCTACCATGCCGCGGTAATCAATCTGTGCTGCTGCAAGATCCCAGGATACCTTATACTCAACAGAGTTATTCTCAAACGAATATCCGTCAAGTCCGCCACCGATGATCTGTGAATCTGGTGTCTTCCTGAAGATGCGTGGTGTTGGCGCGCCCTGAAGTGTGGCAAATGCTACTGCAGGTCTGCCGATGTTTGGATCAGAATACATATACCACTGTTTCTCGGCGTAATCGTTGCTGGATGAAATTGAGGTGATCCACGGATCAACGGCCACCTGAAGATTGCTATATGTATTTGTGCCCATCTGGCGGGTATTGGTCTCAAGGGTCTCAATTGAGATCGCGCTCACAATTGCCTTTGCAACCTCTTCAAGTTCCGGAGGAACAATAAGCCCGCGCGGCCTGTTGTAGATTGGCATGCTGGCATCGTCCACCTGCTGCGCCATGAGGATCGCGGCCTCTTTAACCCCTGCGACAGAAAGTTCTGTTGTCATCAGGTTGTTATGTGCTTCGGTAAACAGTGTAGCGTCTGCACCTGAAGAATCAGCAATCATTGACGTTGCGACGTATTCGCCCGTCATTGCGGCGGCCTCGCCAAGTTTCTCTGGGATCATATTGAACGCGCCGAGTGCGTCGTTTATGATCGCCTGCCTGGAAAGTTCAATCGAATCAGATCGAGTCTCAAGCTGTATTGTGTAATTGCTCTCGCCCAGATAGGTCTTAGACAGGCCAGCGAGTTCTTCCTGCGTCTGAAGGATGCGCTGTGGCCCTTCCAGTGCTGGCATTGGATTCGACTTGAAATCATTTACAGTTACTGCGCGTGTCCACATTGGATATGATATCGGCCAGCGTGAGAACGAGTTCATAAGCTGCGCGTTCATATCGGACGTAAGAAGGTAATCGAAATCCGATGTACTTATGGCTTCTGCGACTTTGCTGTATGCAGAAGGCCCTTCAAGCCCTCCGAGGAACTCATAGACTTTGGATCTTTTTGTCATACCTTCAGGCGTCCTGAGATATGAACTGCCGCGCGGTGTTGAATGTTTTGCCCCGAAGGACTCAATTATTTTTGATGTCATTTATTCAGACCCCCCTATAAAAGATGTAGGCGTTGCCCACAAGGTTTGATGCCGCTTCAGTCTTGATCTGTCCGGTGATATAGTCGGTTGTACCGCCATTTGCATCAAGTTTTTGACTTGTTTTGCCGTTTGATCCGGCGTCTGCCGCAAGCAGATTATCGTATGTTGCAGTTGCGTTTGCATCCACGCCGTCAATCAGATTATCAGATGCAGTTGTTGCAGATGCAGCACTGCCGAAATTGAGCACGGCTGTAGCGGTACCGCCTGCGGTGGTCACATCTACAAGGATGCGCGTTACAATGATCGCTGAACTTTCAGGATTCTGCCATGCAAGGCAGAAGGCATCTGCGGCCCCTGCTGTTAGTGCCACTTCTGCCACTTTTACACAATCTGTCGCAAGTTTGGCGTTAGTTACGTTTGCATCTGCGATCTTTGCAGTTGTAACATTTGACGCAAGAATCTTTGCAGTTGTTACTGCGTTGCTTGCAAGCTGTGTCGCGCCGATTGTACCTGAGCCAAGCACGCCGCCGATCATTGGCGGGTGAATTACCTTGATTGTATCGGTCTCACCGTCTGAGATTACCTCATCGGCATAGCCGAAAAATACGCCTGTGCTGTCGTTGCTCATTACAATGGGCGTTGCCTGCGATGCGAATATGCTATCGCCTTTTGCAATGCCGCCTGTTTCGCTATCAGTTACGGAAATATCCACAACAAACGGCCCAAAATCAACCGTTGTTCCGCCATCTGTGCGCTCGTCTGTCAGTGCGATACCTGCAAGATTGCCATACAGACAGACGCCCCCTGATACCGGACTTGCCGGATAGGACACTACAACGTCACGCTGATACCCCGGCTCTTCTGTTATATTAATTGCCATTTTAATCTACTCCTGCCATTTTCTTTGCTATATCTACCGGCTTTCCGGCATTTACAAGCGATTCATAGTATATCTGCCTTGCGTCTTCTGCGCTTTCAGCCACTTTCTTTCCGGGCAGACTATGCGCGCCTGACGCCCCTGACTCTTTCACAATTGCGTCAATGTAGTCCTGCTCGGTCTTGATTGCTGCCTCAATTGCCTTATCAAATTCAACTGTATCAAGTTTGTCGTCTTTTACCGGTGCCTCTGTGAGCGATTCTACAACGCGCTTCTGTGACATTGCCGGAAGTTTAGACTCTGCAAGTTTTGCGAGTGCATATGTCCTTGATTCCTGCCGGATAAGTTTCTCAGAAGTTGCTTTGAGCGCTTCTGTAAGCTTTTTATTCTCAGTCTGCGATTCTGCGAGTTTCTCGGCGAGTTTCTCACCGTCTGCCTCTTTCATAATGTCGGCGCGCAGCGCTTCCATTATTTTTGAATTTGCTTTTACGTCTTCAATCGTAAATTTTTCTGGCATTTTAGCCTCCTGTGTTTTAATATGCGATTCTGCGAGCGCTTCGCCGAGCGTTCGATAATGCCCGCCTGCACCGGGCACAGTGACAAAGTCCACCGTATTGAGCGGATCGGCGATCAGTTCTTTTATGATCGCACCCTTCTTGCCTTCAGCCTCACCGACTTCAGACACCCCAGATACATAATGAGATATGCCGATGTGCCCCGCCATTGCGCGGATGTCCTCAACGAATGCCGGAAGGACTTTAGCGCGTGTGTAAACGCCCGTCCCGTCCCAGCCGGAAGGAACAAACTGCCCGGGCTCGGTGAAAATAGCTGCAAGTGGAGATTCGCCCTGCAATGTGCGTGCCGGCTGTGACTCTTCCGCCTCTCTGGTCGGATGGTCGATGTGCATATGCATACCGGCAGGATAAACGCCATCCGCGCATGCTTTTTGCAAGACAGCTTCAGAATAATATCCGGAACTGCCCCAGCCCGGCGAAATTACATGAACGTCAATTATCAATCCGTCAGACTGTGCCTCTGAGATGCGGAATTTATATCCGTCACCCATGAAAGATTCAGTCTTTTTTTCCGGATCGGCGATGCGTGCCGCTGTTGTGTTTGGATACGGCATTATGCCAGTTAGATAATAACTAATATTATAAAAAAGTATTGTGTGATTCTATAGGATTTTATTTTTTCTTCCTGTAATTCTCATAACACCTGCATCCTGAAAAGCGAGGCGGATTCTGATCGCCGGATGTGTGCGGCTGATTGAGCGGGATCCATCCATCTGCGGTATTTTCCCGGCATTCTGGCGTGACTATGTCATCTCTTGAGTTCTGCCATTTTTTCTCAAAGACAATCCCAGTATCAACCATATTGTCAATGAATATTCTGTTTCCGGCCTCGTATGCCTGCGCGGCTTCGTGTGTTGCAATCAACTGTGCCCGCTCGCGAGTGAAAGATTTAAAGCGCTCAGAAATTACCTTTGAGGTCTGCGTATAGCTCCAACCCTGATCAATAGAATGCTCTATAATTGTCTTGAGTCGTTCGCGTGTTGTGTTCTGGATTCCTGAAATATAATCCAAACTGCCGCCATACTGCGAGAACCACGCAAGAGCGCGAGGATTATCGAGGTCGAAAGATCCGCCGGCTTCAGGAACAAAAAGACGCCGTGCAACGGCCCCGCCTTTTAGCATGGCTTCTGTTTCGATTGTGTATATCAATACCTGAAGCTGATCGGTGGTCTCAATCTCAACGCCCTTCCAGGTGCGATCAAAATCACCTAGCGTAAACTGCCGGTCTTGCTCAATAAGTTTCAAACAAAAGGCAGTTTGTTTTTTGTTCTCTGGAAAATAATTTTTGTATGATTTAAACTGCCTCTGAAATAATGTGTTTTGCTTCCTAAAGAACTTTTTGATTTTAGGAAGATATTTCCGGCTGATCGCGTCCTGCTCACGCAATTTGATTGTGCCGATGTTTGCCTCACGCAGTTTATCCAGAGTCATGATCAATCAACATCTGTAAATTCTCATTCATCCTCTTAAACGCCTCAGTTGTGGCGGTGTCCTGCATAACGCCGTCTGAAATCTCATCTATGTCCTCGTCTGAAATCTCAATATCAAGCGCAGAATAAAGCGCCACGATAACGTCTCTTACTGACATTGTGCCGGCCCAAATCTTACTGTCAAGCGTTGCCGCGCTTACAATTGCCTGGATTCTGTCATTTACAGATTCCTGTGAGATCGGCGGGAATGATACTTCTACCGGCACATCATGACCTGCAAGTTTGAATATATATTCGTAAATCTCAGAGAACACACACGCCCACATTTCCTGCCTGTTTTCAATCAGCGTCATAAACGGCCCGGTAAGCTCTTTTGCCGTTGCCAGATTGCCGGTGCTTGGATCTCCCGTCAGAATTGTCTCAGGCACGCCTGTTGCCGCGCAGACCTGCAAGGTGAACAGTCTGCTGTCCTTCGGCCCGACCACTTTATTTCCGCCAGCGTCTACTACCTTAAACTCATTCCCCCCGCCCATTGTAAGCATACTGCCGGAAGGATTGCTTTGTAGCGGCGTGTTCATGTTTGCGCTGCTGCCGGAGAACTGTGCGCCGATTGCGTTTATTGTCGCCTGATTTGTGGAAGGCGTTTGTACAAGCGTCGAATATTTGCGTATTGCCCGAACTACTGCGCCCCAGTCCTCAAGGAACTGGCACTGCGCTTTCGCCCATCTGTAAGCGGCGGCAATGTCAGTTATCCCGAATCCAATAGAGTCTATTTTATTCACGCAAACGTGATAAATTACCACGCTGTCATCTATTGAAGTGTCTTTTACGTTGCGTCTTCTTACAGTGTTCCGGAAGTCCGGATATTTAACAGTCTTGTCTGCATATTTCCGGACGTAATAAAGAGGCTTGTAGCAGTCGTTCGGATCGGTCTCAATTTCGACAATCTCTTCTGCCGGAATGATTCTGATCGCAACTGGCTTTGCTGTCCTGTATATGGCAATAAATAGATTTGCGCCTTTCTGCAACGTTCTGTCGTTGTGCTCAATGGCCTGCTGATTCGTGAATGTGCTTTTGTTATATGGATCATAGATCACAGGATCAAGCACAGATTCTTTCAGTTCAATATAATCTTCAGGCACATTGATCTCAAATCCTTTTGAGAATGTGAAGAGCGTCCGGACATCGATCACGCGCTTGATTAGCGGATTGAAGATATAATAATAGTCGGAAATATCGGCATACGCATCTACGTTTGATTTGGTCAGATGCTGCATATTGCGTCCGGAAATCAACTGCCAGCCACGGTCTTTTGTAGTACGCCAATCATAAAGGCCCGTTGCCGCGCTTTCTTCCAGTTTGTCCTGTAGTTTAGTTATTTGGTGATTTAAGCCCTGCTGCACGGCCACCTGGTCTTTCAGGATGCCCGACAGTTCTGTGATTCTGTTCTCGGCGTTCGTCAACGCCTGCGATTTAAATAAAGACATGTCTCACATATTATAGATCTGTGAGATAAAAAAGTTTTGTGTTTGTATTATCTTCTTACAATCTCTGCGATTGCATACTGGCCATCGTCATTGATTGAGTCTTCTTCAGTTTCCCAGATTAAAAGGCCGTATTCCAGATCGTCCATTGTTGCGCATTCGAGATTAATCTCGTCGCCATCTCTTGTAACTGCTACTGCGTCCGGGTGTGCTTCTACAAGCATTGTTGTTACGTTCTCAAGTTCTTCCTGTTTGCTTACTTTAACCATTGTCATTTTTTTCACTTCCTTTAAAACGCGCTTAAAAGCGCATTCTTCATTACCTCCAATGAATGGAGGTTGTTCTCTAGACTATCATATGCCTCCCAGAAAAAATCATCACGATGTGAATTTCCTAGAATAACATCCTTCCATAGTTCTGATACACAATCAGCGTGTATCAAACTTTCTTTCACCATTTCATCCATGAAGGCATTAAAACCTTCAAATGTGTGTAATTCAGTGACACACATATTCCATGAAAAAAAACTGCGGGTTTCTTCTTTGACAAATTTATCTAACATTTCAATTACATCCTGTGACCTTGTCACAATAATATATTATACTTAATAGTATTTAATACTTTCTTCAATCAGTCTGATCTTTAAAACGAATCTCAATAATCTGTTCAAAGTCGCAGAACTCAAATAAAAGCTCATAAAAGTCCTGATTTGACTTGCATGTGATTAAATTTGACATTATCTTACTGCCGTCTGCAAATATTACCTGGAATGTAACTTCAGTCATATACAATAATCATCCTCAATTGCCTGCATTATCTGTTTGCCCCCGCCGGATATTCCGCCTTGAGAATACCAGATGATCGCCTGACTGGTGCTGTCCACGTCGTCATCGTGTGCAGCGTCCGGAAATCCTACAAGCGTTTCTATATAGTCGTGCAGCCAATACGCCCCTGCCGGGAAGTGCACCATACCCGCGCTGAAGAACGGCACGGCTTGGTATGCTCTATCGATCTTGGTGCCTATCGGCTTGATCGGCACAATCGGAACGGGCATGCCGCATGATCTAAGCGACTGAATCAGGCTTTGTCCTGATGCCTTGTCCTCAATCAATAGTGCGTTTGGTCTGTCGCGATTATATAGATTAAGCGCTGCGTTTAGCAAGTCAGGATATTCTAATTTCTCTTTATATCGGTCTAAAAGGAAAAATCCTTGCTGATTTACGCCCCAGAGCGTATATACTGAGAAATCCGGATCGGATGCGTCACCGTCTTTGCTGTCCACCTTGAAGGCAGTATCCCAACTGCCGATCTTGAAGGTAAATTGTGCCTGCTGCAAAATGTTCTCTGGCACAAGATGCCGGAACCATTCTCTTTTAAAGACATTTCCACCG